GTATGAGAAGATTTATTGCAGGTTGTATATTGGGTATAGAAGAGTATGAAATAGAAATTGTACCTGATGAAGAAGTAGATACATTAATGAATGCAACCAGTAAATATATAACTAAACATAAAGATGGGACAGAATTAGCATTATGACATTTCAAGAAAAAAAATATCAAGTCATTAAACAAGCTTTACCTTACGAGTTAGCTAATTTTATATTTAATTATTTTTTACTTAAAAGAGATGCGACTGCTTTTATGTATCAAAATAATATTCATTCGGAATCTCCAATATTGGGGACTTGGGGAGATACACAAATACCCAATACCTTTTCTTGTTATGGTGATTTTGTAATGGATACCTTATTGATGAAAATGTTACCGGTAATGAAACAACATACTAATTTAGATTTAGTCCCAACATACTCTTATGCAAGAGCATATAAAAGAGGGGATGAATTAAGAAGACATAAAGATAGACCTAGCTGCGAAATATCATGTACTCTTAATTTAGGAGGAGATCCGTGGCCTATATTTATAGATGGAACTGGTGCTAATTCAGTTATTGATGAGTACAAAAAAATACATAAACCTAATGCTCCAAAAGGCACTGAAGTATTACTTAATGTTGGAGATATGTTAGTGTATTCTGGTTGCGAATTAGAGCATTGGCGAGAACCATTTCAAGGTAATATATGTGGACAGGTATTCTTGCATTATAACCATATAAATGGGCCCTTTACTGAAAAGAATAAGTTTGATGGAAGACCTTTACTAGGCTTACCTTCTTTTGTAAAATAGTCTAGTTATATACTCACACAACAATTTATTGTAAAATAGGCTATGGCTTTACGAAAAATACCATTTAGACCAGGTTTTAACAAACAAATCACAGATACTCAGGCAGAAAATGTATGGGTAGATGGGGATAATGTACGATTTAGATACGGTATGCCAGAGAAAATTGGTGGGTGGCAAGAACTTATTAATGAGACATTGATAGGCGTTGCAAGAGCACAACATGTATTTGCAGATTTAGATGGTCGTAAATATGCAGCAATTGGAACTAATAGATGTTTATATATTTATTACGATGGTAACGTTTACGATATAACTCCAATAGATCCAGATCGACAATCTACAGGTGCAGATATAACAACGACTAATGGTTCAACAACAGTTACAATTACAACATCAGGTACACATTCAATTGAAGTTGGAGATATTGTAACATTTGAAAACGCAGGATCTTTTACTGGCGGACAAACAAATTACAATTCTTCTGATTTTGATAATGTATTATTTGAAGTTAAATCAGTACCGAATGCAACTACATTTACTATACAAATGCCAACAGCTGAAACTGGAACAGGCGCTACCAATGATGGTACATTAGATCCACTGCCTTATATTAAAATTGGAGACATATTTCAAAGTCCTGCATTTGGTTGGGGTGTAGGTAAATGGGGTACAGGAACTTGGGGTACTCCAAGAAGTGCAACTGATATATTCCTAGATCCTGGAATGTGGTCATTAGATAATTTTGGACAAAATTTAATTGCAACGGTACACAATGGAAGAACGTTTCAATGGTTACCTATTCAAGCTTCAGGTACAGGGGCCTTAACAACTAGAGCATCATCAGTTGCTAATAATCCTACTAAATCAGTTATGACAATTGTATCAGATCAAGATAGACATTTATTTCATTTAGGAACTGAAACAACTATTGGTAACACATCTACACAAGATAAAATGTTTATAAGATTTTCAGACCAAGAAGATATTTCAGATTATCAACCAACATCAGTGAATACTGCAGGATCGTTTAGAATTGATAATGGTACACAAATTATTGGAGCTACTAAAGGTAAAGATTATATTATGATTCATACCAATACTGCTGCATATGTAACTCAGTTTGTTGGTCCACCATTTACATTCTCTATTAGACAAGTAGGTGCTAACTGTGGCTTAATAGGACAACAATCATCCGTATTCGTAGACGGTGCTGTATTTTGGATGTCTGATGAAGGTGGTTTTTTTATCTATGATGGTACAGTTAAAAAACTACCATGCTTAGTAGAAGACTTTGTATTTCAAACAACAGGTTCTAATTTAGGTATAAATAGAAATGCAGGTGAACAAGTTTATGCAGTGCATAATAGTTTGTTTTCTGAAATATCTTGGTTTTATCCTAAATCTGGATCAGACGCAGTCGATCGAGTGGTAACTTATAATTATGCTGAAGGTACTTGGGTAACAGGATCATTAGCAAGAACTTCTGGTATTGATGCATCAATATATGACAAACCTTATATGACAGAATTTACAGAAAATGTTGCAGGAACTTTTCCAACAGTAAATGGTATCTCTACATCACAAGGATCAACAACTTACTATGAACATGAGACAGGTGTTAATGAAGTAGATTTTGCAGGTAACAAAACTGCCATATCAGCTTATATTGAATCTGGTGATTTTGATTTAGATGAAGAAGGGGATGGTGAATACTTCATGAAGATTAGAAGATTTATACCAGATTTTAAAGTGCTAAGTGGTAATGCTAAAATAACTTTAGATTTAAGAGATTACCCTAGTGGTACAGCTAGTTCGTCTCCATTAGGTCCATTTACAATTACATCATCAACTGATAAAGTAGATACACGTGCACGAGCAAGACTTGCTGCACTTAAAATTGAAAACGACTCAACTGATGAAAACTGGAGATTAGGGTTATTTAGAGTAGATACACAACCAGACGGAAGAAGATAATGGATCCGATTACACAACAAATACTTGAAAAACAAAAAGCTATTCAAGCAACACCTGGTTTTGGGGGATACCAACCGTCATCCTCATCATTAGATAAAGGTATAACTGCGTTAACTCCGATGGGTGTTCAGAAAGATACAGTTGGTATTAGTGGATTTGGTTATCAACCAAGCGGTGTTCCAAATATAGGTCAAATTGCTAAAAATATTGCAATAAATAAAGCAATTGATTATGGAGTTACAAAAATTGGGTTACCTCAAATAGCGGGAACTCTTTTAGGTTCAGTACTTGCTCCAGGAATATCTGTTGTTTCTTTACCAGGATTTAACGCTTTTAGTGGAATAGCATCATTAAACACAAAAATGCAATCAAGTTTATTTGGAAGATCTAAAACTATTGCTGAATTTTTGGAAGCTAGAAGAGAACAAAAAGCGGCAGCGGCAGCGAAAGCTAGAGCATCAGCTATAGCACAAGAACAAGCTAATAGAGACGCAGCAAGAGGAGCGGCAGCGGCAGCGGCACAAGCAGCAGCTAACAGAGAAGCTAGACGTTCAAGTCAATATGGCGGAGGAGGAAATAGTAGTGGAGGAAGTGGAGACAGTAATAGTCCTGCTGGAGGAGGTGGTTATTGTTTTGATCCAAATACTCCTGTCCAAATGGCTGATGGCAGTGAAAAGAAAATTAAAGATATTCAATTAGGAGATGCTACTAAAGGTGGAGAAGTTACAGGTGTATTTCAATTTAAAGCAGCTGATGAAATACATGATTACAAAGGTGTTACAGTTGCGGGTAGTCACTATGTCAAAGAAGATGGTAAATTCATTATGGTTAAAGATAGTCCAATTGCAATTAAAATCGACAAGATTCCAGTTGTACATTCATTAGACACATCTGGTCGAAGAATATTTATTAAAGATATTGAATTTGCAGATTACAATGGTGATGGTATTGCTAAAGGATTTTTAACAAACGCAGGTGTAGATTTATCTGGTTTCGATAAAGAAGTATTAAGACAAGTAGAAAATAGACTAATATAATGGCAAAGATAACTGTACAAATACCAGAACCAAAAGAAGAATATGATGCAACTAGTCAACGTCAATTAAATGCATCTTTAGAAACATTAAAGAACCAATTAAACTTTTCTTTTCAAGAAGATTTAAAACAAGAGATAGAACGATTTACTTGGTTTAATATGAGGTCTAATTAATGTCTTGTAATAATGTCAACGTAGAACCAACAGTTATTGGTGGTGGAAATGGATCAAATGCTTATGATGCATTTGGAAGATTAAGAGTATCTAATCCATTTACTATTTTTGATAGTACAAATGTAATGTCAAAGAATAATCTCTTTGATGAAGACTTAACAG